TTCAGTTCGTTCTGGTCACGGTTAGCCAGGCTCGCCGGGAAAGTTGCCAGTAACTGGCTGAACACACCGTTGATGATCTGCGCTACCTGCTGTACCTGAGGCTTTTCGTCGTACTGTTCCGGCATGTTGTTGGCGATCCGACGCATCTGCTCACGGTCAAAGTTAACCATCTGTGCGGCGATGTTTTTCATAGATCCACCCCGTAAATCCAGTCTGTGTTTGTCAAGTCGAGTTTTGGTTTGCTGGCTGTCACGGCTGCCTGTTGCTTGTTACGGTTGATTTCGAGCTGGGTCCACTTGTCGCGGAGTTTGGCCGGGCTAAGCACGTTACCGGACCAGAAGTTGTCCTGGCATGCCCAGCGGAACAGTACACACATGTCGCGATGGTTGCGTCCGTCACGTTCACGCATCAGGCGGATATCGTTAGCCCACCCAGCAAAATTCGGTTTTCTGGCTGATGGTGCGATAGTCTTCACCATGTCAAACATCCACTCTGCGGCGGTCAGGTCTTCTGCTGTCCCCCACTTGCTGCCGCTCTGAATTGCAGCATCCGGTTTAACCACAGAAAGATCGTTTTCTGGCTGGTCAGAGGATTCGCCAGAATTCTCGGACGAATAATCTTTTCTTTTTTCTTTTGTAATAGTGTCTTTTGTGTCCCCCTGTTTTGAGGGATAGCAATCCCCCAATTTGAGGGATGTTTTATCCCTCGTTTTAGGGGATTTTCCCTCGTTTTGAGGGATACACCATTCTGAGATGTTTTTATTTGGTCCAAACATGCCGCATTGTTGCTTGATAATATTCATTCTGACGAGTTCTAACTTGGCTTCATTGCACCGTTTGACGGGTAACTTTGTAATCTCGCTAAGTTGAGAATCGGTGATTCTGTCCATTGGTTTATTCCACCCATAGGTTTTACGCAGAATGGCAAGCAGCACTTTAAACTGTCGCTTGGTCAGATCTGCGCCTGAATAAGCCTCAAGCAGCATATTTGATAGTCTGGCGTAACCATCATCGAGATCTGCCACATTACGCTCCTGTTTGGCAAAGTTACCTCTGCAGAAGTTGAGTATTTTTGCTGTATTTGTCATAATGACTCCTGTGGATTGATCCAGTAATGACCTCAGAACTCCATCTGGATTTGTTCAGAACGCTCGGTTGCCGCCGGGCGTTTTTTATTGGTGAGAATCGCAGCAACTTGTCGCGCCAATCGAGCCATGTCGTCGTCAACGACACCCCATTCAAGAACAGCAAGCAGCATTGAGAACTTTGGAATCCAGTCTCTCTTCCACCTGCTGATCTGCGACTTATCAACTCCCACAGCTTCCGCTGTCTTCTCAGTTCCAAGCATTGCGATTTTGTTAAGCAACGCACTCTCGATTCGTAGAGCCTCGTTGCGTTTGTTTGCACGAACCATATGTAAGTATTTCCTTAGATAACAATTAATTGAATGTATGCAAATAAATGCATACACCATAGGTGTGGTTTAATTGGATGCCCTTTTTCAGGGCGGGGATGTGTAAGAACGGGAATGTCTTAAGCGGCTTTACCGCGTTTAGTTCCGTACTGTAACCAAACCGGATCACAGTTAAGCGCCATAGCTATCTCAAACAAGAAGCGCGGTCGCTTGGTTACTCCAGCTTCAATCAGTTGAATTGATTGCTGTTTAACACCGGCTTTGGTTGCCAGTTCGGTTTGCGTCATTTTTAACGCAATTCGCCTCTTCTTGAGGCGTTCAGAAAGAGTTTGCATATCTCCTCCACAAACAAACTTTCTTGTATTCTCATACAATGTATCTTGTTTGTCAAATACAGTTTTTCTTGTGAAGATTGGAGGTAAATAACAGAGGTGGCTTATGAGTATTTCTTCCAGGGTAAAAAGCAAAAGAATTCAGCTTGGACTTAACCAGGCTGAACTTGCTCAAAAGGTGGGGACTACCCAGCAGTCTATAGAGCAGCTCGAAAACGGTAAAACTAAGCGACCACGCTTTTTACCAGAACTTGCGTCAGCTCTTGGCGTAAGTGTTGACTGGCTGCTCAATGGCACCTCTGATTCGAATGTTAGATTTGTTGGGCATGTTGAGCCGAAAGGGAAATATCCATTGATTAGCATGGTTAGAGCTGGTTCGTGGTGTGAAGCTTGTGAGCCCTACGATATCAAGGACATTGATGAATGGTATGACAGTGACGTTAACTTATTAGGCGATGGATTCTGGCTGAAGGTTGAAGGTGATTCCATGACCTCACCTGTAGGTCAAAGCATCCCTGAAGGTCATATGGTGTTAGTAGATACTGGACGCGAGCCAGTGAATGGAAGCCTTGTTGTAGCCAAACTGACTGACGCGAACGAAGCAACATTCAAGAAACTGGTTATAGATGGCGGTCAGAAGTACCTGAAAGGCCTGAATCCTTCATGGCCTATGACTCCTATCAACGGGAACTGCAAGATTATCGGTGTTGTCGTGGAAGCGAGGGTAAAATTCGTATGATCAGGATTGCGGCGCTACTCTCAATACTCTTAACTACCAGCGCCAATTCTGAATGCTGGATTGTCACTAACCTGCACGGGTACGGGGCAATGAATGGCGATCGTTACGAGTTTACAAAAGACAGCACGGAAGATTCCGTTTTCCACGTAACAATAAATGGCGATAAATCATCAGTTTATGAATCAGTTTCTGGCGTCTATCCAGAGATGAAATACACTGCTTTGTCATCGAACACTATGGTAGGAGAATACCAGTCTGGAGGAGGAATAACCGTTGAAACCTGGTCAATCACTACAGACAAAAAAGCTCTTTACTCCAAAGTAATGAACATCCCAGGTATGCAACAACTTACATCAACCAAATCCTTTGTTGGTGATGTAGTCGGAACCTGCAACCAGTAATCCCCACCTCAATCTCAATAACCAAAAAACAAACTATTTTCCGTTTAAAAACAATGGAGTTTGTTTTGCACACCTCTTTTTACAATATTTCTTGTTTACAATATACAATCTTTCTTGTAATTTTAAACCATCAGCAGGACGCACTGACCACCATGAAGGTGATGCTCTTAAAAATTAAGCCCTGAAAAAGGGCAGCATTCAAAGCAGAAGGCTTTGGGGTGTATGATACGAAACGAAGCATTGGCCGGAAGTGCGATTCCGGATTAGCTGCCAATGTGCCAATCGCGGGGTGTTTTCGTTCAGGACTACAACTGCCACACACCACCAAAGCTAACTGACAGGAGAATCCAGATGGATGCACAAACACGCCGCCGCGAACGTCGCGCAGAGAAACAGGCTCAATGGAAAGCAGCAAATCCCCTGTTGGTTGGGGTAAGCACAAAACCAGTTAACCGCCCTATTCTCTCGCTGAATCGCAAACCGAAATCACGAGTAGAAAGCGCACTGAATCCGATAGACCTTACGGTGCTGGCTGAATACCACGAACAGATTGAAAGCAACCTGCAACGTATTGAGCGCAAGAATCAGCGCACATGGTACAGCAAGCCTAGCGAACGCGGCATAACATGCAGAGGACGCCAGAAAATTAAAGGTAAATCTATATCACTTATTTAGAAAATGCAGATTTAGGGAACAGATAGGAGGCGTTACACCTATGGCATCTCATCCTATGGTTAGAAGGTGGTGCAAATCCTTCGTATTGAAGTATGGATTTCACAGAAGATTCATAGCATTGAGCGCAAAGATAGTGCATTGGCTGACCGGTATTTGCCGATTTTTTGAGACGATAAACCACCGTAGCAACAGTAGGTGTATACATCTCATAGTTTTTCTTTTCCTCTTCCCACTTAGAGGCTCGATTTATCTTTTCTTCAAGCTCAATAATCTTGTCCTTAGAAATCATCAAAAGCTCATTAAGTGACATTTGCTGCTGTTGGGCATCCATGAGCTTATCGACAAGTTCGTATGTTTTTTCTTTTACTGAGTAGTCTATTTGCATTTTCTGGATTTCCTTTACTGCGCCAACAGCACTCATCAGAGCACCTCCGGCACCAGAAACTGCATCTGTAATCCTACTTATTATTCCTTTTTCATCAGACATATAAATCACTCTCTTACTGTAGGGGTAAGAGGATTTTACTATTTTTCTCGCTGTAGGGGTACACGAGAACCACCGAGCCTGATGTGGTTAAAAGACAGGCATACTAATAAACACTGCACTGTGTATTTATTCCAACGAGTGAATACACGGAGCAATGTCGCTCGTAACTAAACAGGAGCCGACTTGTTCTGATTATTGGAAATCTTCTTTGCCCTCCAGTGTGAGGGCGATTTTTTATCTATGAGGATATGAATAGATGTCAAACATCAAAAAATACATCATTGATTACGACTGGAAAGCATCAATAGAAATTGAAATCGACCATGACGTAATGACAGAGGAAAAACTTCACCAGATTAATAATTTCTGGTCAGACTCTGAATACCGACTCAATAAACACGGCTCTGTATTAAATGCTGTATTAATCATGCTGGCGCAACATGCTCTGCTTATAGCAATTTCAAGCGACTTAAATGCATATGGTGTTATGTGTGAGTTCGACTGGAATGATGGAAATGGTCAGGAAGGATGGCCTCCAATGGATGGTAGCGAAGGAATAAGAATTACCGATATCGATACATCAGGAATATTTGATTCAGATGATATGACTATCAAAGCCGCCTGAGCGCGGCGTTACCGCATACCAATAACGCTTCACTCGAGGCGTTTTTCGTTATGTATAAATAAGGAGCACACCATGCAATATGCCATTGCAGGGTGGCCTGTTGCTGGCTGCCCTTCCGAATCTTTACTTGAACGAATCACCCGTAAATTACGTAGCGGATGGAAACGCCTTATCGACATACTTAATCAGCCAGGAGTCCCCAAAAATGGATCAAACACTTATGGCTATCCAGACTAAATTCACTATCGCCACTTTTATTGGCGATGAAAAGATGTTTCGTGAGGCCGTCGACGCTTATAAAAAATGGATATTAATACTGAAACTGAGATCAAGCAAAAGCATTCACTAACCCCCTTTCCTGTTTTCCTAATCAGCCCGGCATTTCGCGGGCGATATTTTCACAGCTATTTCAGGAGTTCGGCCATGAACGCTTATTACATTCAGGATCGTCTTGAGGCTCAGAGCTGGGCGCGTCACTACCAGCAGATAGCCCGTGAAGAGAAAGAGGCAGAACTGGCAGACGACATGGAAAAAGGCCTGCCCCAGCACCTGTTTGAATCGCTATGCATCGATCATTTGCAACGCCACGGGGCCAGCAAAAAAGCCATTACCCGTGCGTTTGATGACGATGTTGAGTTTCAGGAACGCATGGCAGAACACATCCGGTACATGGTTGAAACTATTGCCCGCCACCAGGTTGATATTGATTCAGAGGTATAAAACGGATGAGTACAGCACTCGCAACGCTGGCAGGGAAGCTGGCTGAACGTGTCGGCATGGATTCTGTCGACCCACAGGAACTGATCACCACTCTTCGCCAGACGGCATTTAAAGGTGATGCCAGCGATGCGCAGTTCATCGCATTGTTGATCGTTGCCAACCAGTACGGCCTTAATCCGTGGACGAAAGAAATTTACGCCTTTCCTGATAAGCAGAATGGCATCGTTCCGGTGGTGGGCGTTGATGGCTGGTCCCGCATCATCAATGAAAACCAGCAGTTTGATGGCATGGACTTTGAGCAGGACAATGAATCCTGTACATGCCGGATTTACCGCAAGGACCGTAATCATCCGATCTGCGTTACCGAGTGGATGGATGAATGCCGCCGCGAACCATTCAAAACCAGCGAAGGCAGAGAAATTACGGGGCCGTGGCAGTCGCATCCCAAACGGATGTTACGGCATAAAGCCATGATTCAGTGTGCCCGGCTGGCCTTCGGATTTGCGGGTATCTATGACAAGGATGAAGCCGAGCGCATTGTCGAAAATACCGCATACACTGCAGAACGTCAGCCGGAACGCGACATCACTCCGGTTAACGATGAAACCATGCAGGAGATTAACACTCTGCTGATTGCCCTGGACAAAACATGGGATGACGACTTATTGCCGCTCTGTTCCCAGATATTTCGCCGCGACATTCGCGCATCGTCGGAACTGACACAGGCCGAAGCAGTGAAAGCTCTTGGATTCCTGAAACAGAAAGCCTCTGAACAGAAGGTGGCTGCATGACACCGGACATTATCCTGCAGCGTACCGGGATCGACGTGAGAGCTGTCGAACAGGGGGATCATGCGTGGCACAAATTACGGCTCGGCGTCATCACCGCTTCAGAAGTTCACAATGTGATAGCAAAACCCCGCTCCGGAAAGAAATGGCCTGACATGAAAATGTCCTACTTCCACACCCTGCTTGCCGAGGTTTGCACCGGTGTGGCTCCGGAAGTTAACGCTAAGGCGCTGGCCTGGGGAAAACAGTACGAGAACGACGCCAGAGCCCTCTTTGAGTTCACTTCCGGCGTGAATGTTACTGAATCCCCGATCATCTATCGCGACGAAAGTATGCGCACCGCCTGCTCTCCCGATGGTTTATGCAGTGACGGCAATGGCCTTGAGCTGAAATGCCCGTTTACCTCCCGGGATTTCATGAAGTTCCGGCTCGGTGGTTTCGAGGCCATAAAGTCGGCTTACATGGCCCAGGTGCAGTACAGCATGTGGGTGACGCGAAAAGATGCCTGGTACTTTTCCAACTATGACCCGCGTATGAAGCGTGAAGGCCTGCATTATGTCGTGGTTGAGCGGGATGAAAAGTACATGGCGAGTTTTGACGAGATGGTGCCGGAGTTCATCGAAAAAATGGACGAGGCACTGGCTGAAATTGGTTTTGTATTTGGGGAGCAATGGCGATGAAGCATCCTCACGATAATATCCGCGTAGGCACGATCACTTTCGTCTACTCCGTTACAAAGCGAGGCTGGGTATTTCCCGGCCTTTCTGTTATCCGAAATCCCCTGAATGCACAGCGGCTGGCTGAGGAGATAAATAATAAACGGGGGGCTGTATGCACAAAGCATCTCCCGTTGAGTTAAGAACGAGTATCGAGATGGCACATAGCCTCGCTCAAATTGGAGTCAGGTTTGTGCCAATACCAGTAGAAACAGACGAAGAATTTCATACGTTAGCCGCATCCCTTTCACAAAAGCTGGAAATGATGGTGGCGAAAGCAGAAGCAGATGAGAGAGACCCGGTATGACAACCACGGAATGCATTTTTCTGGCTGCGGGCTTCATATTCTGTGTGCTTATGCTTGCCGACATGGGACTTGTTCAATGACACCTCAGCAAGAAAACGCCCTTCGCAGCATTGCCCGTCAGGCTAATTCTGAAATCAAAAAAGCCAGACAGCAGTTTCCGGATAAAAACGTCAATGACATTTGTCGTAGCGTACTGAAGAAGCACCGCGAAACGGTAACGCTGATGGGATTCACACCGACTCACTTAAGTCTGGCAATCGGCATGTTAAACGGCGTCTTTAAGGAACGGTGAACATGAAAAGCAAAATCATCAGGGAGCTACAGGCTCCTTTTTTATTATTCGCATTCACCCTCAAGCGTATTAACCAACCATTCAGGGATTAATGGAAGATGGCAGACATCATTGATTCAGCATCAGAAATTGAAGAATTACAGCGCAACACAGCAATAAAAATGCGCCGCCTGAACCACCAGGCTATATCTGCCACTCATTGTTGTGTCAACGACGGATGAAAAGTGATCCACTTATATCTCCACCAACGGCCCAATATTGATCCACCGTTTTACTCAGGATTAGCTTCTGCTATAACCCCGGCCTTTCG